TTTAGGTCTGTAGCACCTGTGTTAATTACATCTTCTAAATAATTTCCAGAAGCAACAAACGAAGCTTTGAATCCTTCCTCCGCTACACCACCATCGTTAACATTAACTGTAAAGTTTCTAGAGCCTAAGGGACTTACTGTGATAGAATTTCCTAAGATACTACCATCTGCAAGTGTTGATGTGTTATACCCTGTACCAGGATAAAGTGATTCAGTTAGATAACCTATAGATGAAAAAGTATTATCTGATCCTAGTCTTGCACCAGGATTAAAAGAATAACCGTTTGTTTTTAAAGCATAAGAGGTAGCTTGTGTTGCAGAGAGGGATGCTCTAGCACCACTTGTAGTTAAGTGGTGAAGTATTCCAGAGAGACCAACAGAATAATTACTGTCTGAGTAGGCCGAAACTGCTAAAGATGCACCAGAGCCTGCATAGTTTGCCACTAAGTAAACTGCGCTGCCCTGACTTCCAATGCCGTCCTCAGTACCTTGCAAAGTAGTACCAGAAGTAAAGTAAACACCAACTTCATCAGTATCCATGTTACCACCAATGACTGACTTCATGGCTACATCTTGCGTTGTAGCAGCCTGCCCCCCAGCCATTGTTCCTGCTGGGATAGCAAAGCTTTTAGGCACGGCAAACCTTTCTCGTCCCGCACTATCAGTTATTTGAACTTTTAAATAACAGGATTGATCAACGCCAATTCCTGCTCCTACGCCTGAAACAAGCATTGCTGGGCACGATCCCATAGGCATCACCGCACTTGCCGCATTAGCCCCCGTCTCAGCAACAGCACGAACAAAATAAGTTTGATTAGCTGTTTCTAAAATCTCTAAACCACCTTCTAACCCTTGACCCGCAAGAGCCTCTTGAGGTCTACCGAAAGTTTTTACTAAATTTTCTTGGCTTGTTATAAGGGTAGCCTTATTGGTAGGGCCTTTACTTGCAAAACCAACAATACCCACAACCGTAGGGTTAACTGCTGGGGTGTAATCGCTAATGTCTTTCTCAATTACATATACACCTGGACTAACGAAATTTGCCATAATTTATCTCCTAAGCATTTCTTATACTAAGCATACGACGAGAAGATAAGGTCCTCATCTGTCCACTGACAAATGAAGGAGGTACAACCATAGTTTCTCTAGGCATCAACCAAACCCTTTTCGCTCCTCTGCTGGTAGTTAAATACAACTCTAAGCGTTGTAAACAATCATTTGTAATACTTTTCATAATTACCTCTATTTATATTTAGTAAATTTATGGCTAAATAGTGCTAAAAAAATCGACACTATTCTTAATACCTGTTAAGATTCCACTATTGATGCTTCTAAATTAAGCTCTTCTATCTGTCCAGTAGACGTTATAAGATATTTAGGGCTTTTTATATACGTTTCAACAGAAGCAGTAAAAGATTTTCGAATAATCCTATCCTCTCTATCCCCTAAAGAAAAGCTATAATTATTAGTTTCTGAAGCTAAAAAGGCTTTACTATCTTTACTAAATTTTGTATTTAATTCAATAGAAGGGTTAAATCTAAGCCTAATTTGTTGTGATAATTGGTCCATGTCTTCCATATACTTAGCCCAAATATTAATATTGTATTGTATGGTGACAGGTCTATCGCACAAACTAATTACTCTCTCTGCTTTTTGCTTATCTTTATTCCAATGAGTAGTATGCATAACTACAGGGAAGTACTTTTGTCTATTAGGACTTTCTACAATATTATTTTGTGAGATACTTATAAAAGGTAATACTAAATTATCTGTCTGGTGTAATTTTGCTATAGTTCTGTCTGGGTTTCCGTATCTACATTTAGATTTTATTATCTCTAATTCATCATTAAGGTAGGGTAAACCATCAAACTCACTTATTAAAAATCTAACAATTTCTTTATATCCATTTAGTGGTATAATACTTTTTTTATCCATCTGGGATATAAGATTCAACAAATATTCTTGAGATGTTATATCTGAGCTTTCTATTAAATCTAAATTACTAGAGGTTGTTATGTCAAAATTATTGGTCATTTTATAATGCTCTCAGTTAAAGTAACTTTTAATACCCTATCAGCCTCTCCTCCAGGGAAAGGCGGGTCTTCGATTGTTTTTTCTCTTTTTGGCTTGGGCTGAGGACAAGTACATATATCATGCTCTGGGATTCCTTGCTCAATTGCGTGAGGAATCCCCTGCCCATAAGGACCTGAGAACTTTATATACCTACTTGAAGCGCATTCACAATCAAAATATTCATCATCATACTCATCAAAGCTTTCCACCTCACTCCAACACACTGTTGGAGGGGAAAAATTTAATTCATTACATCCATCATAAGTGAAATCAGGACACTCCTCTTCAGGGTGAGCCTCTTTACACTCCTCAAAGTAAGTCCCTTCAAAATCATAAGTAGGTTTGGGGTGACTAGGAGTTGTAGAAGTATTTTGTCTCCAAGACCCTTCAAATCTTCGAAATTTACAACATTTTACTAGGGTCATAGATCTTTATATCCCCCCACATCATTACTTAACTCGGTGAGGGGTTCATCTATAACACTTTCCTCATCACGAAGAAGCTTGGCAGCACAGACCAGATGATAAACTCCATATAATTGAAAGCTATCTTCTTGAACTTCGAAAATTTCGTATTTTTGGTTTTGAAATTTTGGTTTTATTATATCTCCCGCAATAGGAGATCTATTGATCTTAGAGGTAATATAGGATTTATTAAAAATAAATAACTGATCGTTAGTTAACTCTAATCCAAACTCTGTAAGATTCTGTTCCACTGGCTTGGGTTCATAATGACCATAAACATTAATTGGTTCAGAAGCTATAGCCTTATTCCTAGCCTCTAAATATACTTCATCATAATCCTCAGAAACTAAGAACTTATAGTAGAGAAGCTCAGACCCAGCTATACGAATAAGCTCATCGTCTACTAGGTTAAAAAGATTGATATCAGCATTCTCTTGGTCAAAAAAAGATAGGTCACTCTTCCCTTCCAACTCAGGAAGGGGTAGCATGTCCGTAGACACCTCAAAAAGATCTTTCTTTCTATCCATCAGAATGTAGTGAAGACAGGTGGCTCTTCAACCTCCATCAATAATTCTTCAATTAATGCCTGTTTTTCTTGCTGACTTTCCGTTGCAAGCTGAGGTCCATTCAATACCGCTCCTCCCGCTGGGGAGGGAACTGAGGCAAATTTTCCTCTAATTTGAGCTAAAACCCCTTTAGCAACAGCAAGTGCATATCTTTGGACCCAATTAGTATAATACGGTAGAATCGTATCAGAATCAATAGCCCTATACTCCAAAATAACCCTCTCAGGAGTCTGAGAAGGAGAGGGATAAATCTGTAAGTATTTACCACCAACAACATTAAACCCTCCGTCCTGGCTAAGGATCTTCCTATACATCTCCAGGTTCTGCTGCATTTGATAGAACTCAGCAATGTTCATATCACCAAACAAGAAGTTATCTTGGAAGTATTTTAAGAAAAAATCGAACTCAAGGGTACCATTCTGAGATGCGATAGTTAATAAGGTCTTTCTGTATGCTACATATTCCAAATTTTGGAGCATGTAGAGAGGGATTTCATAAATATTCTGCCCCGCAGAAGCATCAAAGGTTGCATACTGTAGATTCCACAAAGGAGCATGATAATTTAATTTATTAATTGCTTCTTGTATGGATTGCTTTAATTGAAATCCTGTTAATTCGACGCGGACAATAGGAAACCCTAACATCCCCAAAATATAGTCTTTAATTATTGTTTCATAACCACTAAACTCTGTCGCAGATTCTAAAGTTAATCTATTAAGCGCAGGAGCATCTATATCCCCTGTTTGTTTGTAGTCTGTAAGTAAACGTCCCCCATAATCACCTAAACTTGTTCCATAGCCATTAAGCTTTGGTTTTGGGATCTGAGGATGATTGTTTGGTTGGCTCTTCATTCTTTATTTCCTCGTTATCATGTACTACTTTAGGTCTCCCCCTCTTACGACTAGGATTATTTAAAAGAACTAAATAATCGTTATCCAAAATAGCATTAGATTCAATTATTTGCTTAGGTCTAATCTCTATAATTTTATCGCCTATAGTAGTTAGCATTCTAAACTTACATTTGCTTTGATATTTATACATTATTTACCACATAAAAGAATAAGGGTGGGGGCCAGAGCCCCCACCCTTTTAAAAATAATCAGTATTGTCTTAGCAAGCCAAATTAGACATTCGAGTTGTTTTTCACAGCGAAGAATGGTGTGAAGAGGTAGTTTGCAGTAGGCCCAACGAGTCTAATGATTCTGTAGAATCTAGACGCTGGAGCGACTTCTGCTTTACCGTAACGGGTAATGATGCCTTTTTTGGGCTGGAAAGTCTCGGGATCAGTGATGGTTGGTGTTTGCTGTAATGGAATGTAGGGGCAGTAAACATAACCCGAATCCATTGCGTTGGCACCTTTGTAACCAATAAGAATCTCGTCCTCAGGATAAAGAGGATCAATATAGAGGTCAAACTGACCAGCAAGCTTACCCTTATACTCGACCTTAGACCCATTCATATTAGTGGGACCGTCTGATTTCTCAATACCACCTTCCATCTTAGCAGCAGCAACAAGCATTGCGCCAACAGTGGGAGAGGTGACCATAAAGTTACCAGGACCGCGCAAGGTAGTCTTGTAAATGTCAGTTGCCGCTCTCTGGCAGAGTGCCATAAGGTTAGCATAGACATGACCAACATGCTGAGGTGCAAAATCAAGAGCAGAGCTTGAGAAATCAATCAAGAATACGTTATTGTATA